CGGCCGTTCCATGAACCACCGCCACCAGAACCACCAAATTGCCCGGCGTTTGCATTAGGATCGCCACCTTGACCACCACCATTGGCAGTTAAGAAACCTTGAATGAATGATGGTTGACCATTTGCACGAGGAGAACCGCCAGCTCCAACTTGTACATTATAAACTCCTGCAGGAACAGTATAGGTACCATTAATGATACCACCGCCACCGCCTCCGCCACCACCATCATAACCACCACCTCCTCCACCACCAACCATAAAAATATTCATAGCAGTTGAACGCTTGACAGTTAATACACCTGAGTATGAAAACTTGTGATAACGACGACCAGCTCTGTCAAATACCAAGTCTCCTCCACTTACCAAGTCATCTAGTGTTATAACAGGAGTAGAAGCAATAATTGGTCCTTCGATCGAAGCAGATCGAATAGCAATCGTCATCTGACGAGTTCCGCCTGTAACACTAGTGCCTCTAAGTTTACGTGTAAGTGTGGCTGTATTATTATTCATGACAATAGAACCAGTAAGTCTAAAGTCAGTAAAGTCAGCTGTAGAAATTGTACCGCTAATAACGTTTGTTGTCCAATATAGCACTGAACCGTTTGGTACTCCAACTGTAGTAAAGGTGATAGTTAGCGTATCACCTTCAGCAAGCGATGTTGTATTCACTGCAACGTTTCTATCTACATTCCATCTAACAAGTGTGATCCAGTTGTCTGTCTCTTTGATATGACGTATCCCTTTACCATCAAAGAAATCGGGTTCTGCTTTAGGGCCTAAGAATCCACCATTATACATTAGATAGCACCTCTATAGACACGAAGGTTATCAACATAAGCTACTCCACTACCAGCAAACCAACGAAGACCAATATGAGTACCGTTGATAAGGACTGTTTGGTCGTCTCGTTCATTAAATTCAGTGTACCAACGAACTAAGGCAGAGTTTTGAATACGTACTTTAACTGTAACCCACTGATTTAAAGGGTGTGTAACTGTACCGGCTGGTTCACCGCCAAATACACCCCATGAAGTGTTATACATGATACCAGATCTAAACGATCCGCCACGTCCATCTAACTTTAAGAAAGGACCTTGACCGTTTGTAGCATGGGCAAAATGAAAACCTACAGCACCACCAGTTAAATACACATCCATAATAATAGTAGTGTATAATAAAGATTCTGGAACTTGGCCAGCATAACCATATAAACTAGTGCCATATGAGATAGGGGAAATATATCCATATGTACCTGGAGACACTTGAATAGCTGGAGCTGTTGGATTGCCAACTCCTCCATTCAGAGTCAATCCAAAATTACTCCAACCGTCTAAGTTACCAGCTGGTTTAAACTTGTAAACTTCTTGGCCGACCCATGTAAAGTTACTAGCTTCGACTTGTTGCATACGCAAGCTCCATACTCCCTCAGCAGAGTTAGCATCTGTGAAGCGATAGTAGCCAATATAGCCACCATGGATCTTGTTATTTAAAGCCATTACTTGATTAGTTCGTAAGATATGATTGCATGAATAAAGCTATTTTGCGAAGCTCTGATACGAAGAGCGTCGCCTTCTTCCATATAGAAGGCAGCATCTTTTGAAACTACGACTAGCGATGCACCAGCTGGTACGAAGATACCTGAAGCTAAGCGATACTCTACAGAGTTTCTAAATAGAGCGACTGTTACTGATGCAGCAGAAGTACCGTTAACGTTTGCGGCAAGGATTGTATTGACCTTATAGACTTCACCACTGCTTGCTGGATTGGTCAAAGGCGTTTGAGTTGATGTAGTCACTAACACAGGCACAGTCTTACCTGTAATCTGCGTTACGTTAACAATATTTGGTGCTGACATATTTTTCTCCGTTATTTGTTAGTCAAGTATGTCCTGTTTAGCATCGTGTGATTATGATCAGTTGGTCCCCAGTCTCCGTCTGGGTGGAAAGCAATTACAGTCATAGACTCAGATTCTGTTGAGAATCTATGATTCTCTCTTTCCTCAATACAGAACATCATTCCTTCTTTTAATTCTACATTCTTATGCATATTACTCGCGGTCTTTGTCCAAGCTATGCCATTGCCCTTTGCAACCACACCAAGTCTAATGCTTGGGTGAATATGAAAAGATTGATTTACACCTGCAGGGAAGTGTAACATGCTTAAGCTTGGATCACCCAACCTTGGTGGATAAACTAGTAGACTATCACTGCATGAGTCAATGTATACTAATCTTCCGCTTTCTTCAATAGGTCCACCAACCATGTTTTGACCTTTAAACCCAAGACGAGTGAATATTACTGTTTCACCCGTTATTTTTATAGATGAGTTCTTACCAATCCAAAAACAAAAGTATTGTCCTTCTTTAGCAACGTTTCCATTTGGGAAATGTGCTTCTCCATTTAAAATGTACCCATATGCTGTAGAGTATGGAGTACACTCAAATGTTGAGTTACTTACTTTATTAGCATGACATGGATACATTGTATCTAGTGCGTCAATTACATTACCTAAAATCACGCTCAATCTCCAAAAATGTGTTTTCCCTGTTTATGAACTCATCATCCAGTGGATAGTGTTCATAGGCGACCATATCTCTATTTAGCAAAAATGGCAGAGACTTTTGCTTAGCCAAGTTAGTTAAACTGCCAATCTTTGGCTTCTTATAGTAGCTCTTATCTCCATTGAAGTCAAGGATGTAATCTTTAGTCACATACTTGACGCTATCTTCGCTATCCTTAACCAACTTATCGGTATTGTTTAGTGACCAGAGCTGAAACTCTTTAGGCCAATAAAATGTGGTATAGTTTTCTTCTATCTTAATGTTTGCCCTATTCTTAGAATAAGGCAATATACGTACATAGACTGACTGCCATTTATTTGTAAAGTTTATCCACCATAAGAACTTATACAACGTATCGATCTTTATAGGCGCTGCATCACATAGCCTCTTAAACATATTGTAATAAGCACGTGCATACTTCTTATAACCGTCTTGAAGTCTTCCATGCATCCAATTAATTATCTCTTCTTCGGCATCATCTAATGATGTAAACAAGAAACTATATGGTCTGTATGCAGTAAACTTAACTGTCACCTGAGAACCAAATAGTTGGTCTGCGTTTTCACCAGATATCATCAAGTAATCATCATTCCCAAGGTAATATGGAAACCTAAAGCTAGACACGCACTCAAACTTCTTTATGATATACTGATCATAAAAGTTCTGGTTTTCTTGTATAGAATGATCGCTCAATAATACCACTACATGTTGCTTTACATCTTTTTCTGTACAATTTTTTAGCAACGCACAGAGAATACCTGTAGAATCAATTCCACCGCTATACATCACAGCTAGCTTCTTATTCGAAGCTTTGGCCTTTTCCATGACTTGTATAGCTCTCTCATTCATTATCTTGTCGAATGACTTATCAAACTTGACAAACTCAGGCATCTTGAGATGGTCCATGACTTCAGCTTTAAGCGGAGTCGTGAACGTATTAGTCCTATCAACTACACTAATATTATTTGAGAATAGTTGATAGTAACCGCCCATTGCATGACCACCTGGGATTTTATCTCTTAGGTGATGGTATGCAGGGTTTACAAATATATCATAGCTATTATAAAAAATCATATATTGCCATACTCAATGATTTCAGTCTTAAACTTATCCAATAAATCCTGTAAGTTTTCTAGCTTCTCTTCTCTTTTAACTAAATCAGTGTACTTCATCCTCAAGTTTTCATTCTCTGCCAAACGAGCTATATGTGTCTCATACTTAAACATGATACGCTTTGCAGCTTCAACAAAACTAATATCCACACACTCAGCATAGCCAGTCGTCATAGGGTACTTCAATAATTTATCTTCTAATATATTCTTTTCGAGGATCTCTTTTGCTTCTAAATACTTTGCAAAATAAGTATCCTGAAAGCCATGAGAGTCTCTGTTAATAAGTCTTCTAACTTTATCTAGCTCATCATGCATGATATCCATCAACGCAGCTTTTTGATTGATTAAGATATGTGAATACAGCTCTTCTTCAGATTGTATATTAGGAGAATCATTCCACCCGCTGCCATCATCTTTTACACGAATTCTCCAACACTTATTTCTCATAAATGAAGTGCGTTGTATGCTATTCATCCCATCAAACACATATGAATAAACTACTTGTTTGTCAAAGTCTGATAGTGCTCTAACGCTTGATGCATGGTTACAAACAGCTAATATCCTCTTATCACCAGATGCAACTAAAATATTAGTATTGTTTGAGTGCAAAGCCATGTCTAATAGTTTATCACTTTTATGAATAAAGTGAGGTTGTAGACTCTTATAATAAGAATCAATCATTGCATCATCTAACATCAATATTCCCTCTCAGAAGCATACGCTTTTAAGATATCATTTAGTCTACTAATATCATTTTCTTGTTTAATCATATTAGTATACTTTATACGAGCGTTCTCAAATTCTGCTACTTTAGCCATCCTAATCTCATACTGTAATATCACATTCTTTGCATCGTTCAATGAGTGAATAAACAAATACTTTCTTTCTTTACCATCAACAAAGTCTTTGGCTTCTAAATACTTTACGAAGTAAACTTCTTCTTGTGATGGTAAGTATCTGCTAACAATCCTGCTATTTCGTTTTACACGAGATAATATAAAGTCAATTGCAGCTACCTTTTGTACATCCAATATAGCTTCATATACTTCATCAAGCGTATTGAAGTCATACGACTCTCGCCAATAATATAAGTTATTCTTTTCTTCTAATCTCCACTTCCAACATTCATTCATTGGAAATACAACTGGATCATCGAAGTTGGTTTCTGGCAATATGCCAAATTCCATAGTCCCGCGCTGTATTGCTCTTAGCGACTTGTAGAAAGAACTAAGAGCAATGATCCTGCCATAGCTATCATTGCTCATTAATATATCAAAGTTGCTTTTTAGGTGTAAGCTTACATAATGATCTGTTATTCTTACGAAGTGTGGCAACAATGATCTATGGTATTCATCAATCTCATTCTTCGTTAACATTATACCGTTTGAATTTCCATCTGTTCAATACGCAATGCAGCAGGAGGTTTGATTCCAGTTGTTAGATAATCATTAATTCGTTTTCTAAAGTCTGCTACTACCATATCATGCTTACTTAAGTCATCATATACAGCTTTTGGAAGTGCAGATATGAATGGTATATAAGCATCATCATACACGATATCTTCCACATATGCAGTTACATTCATCCCATCTTTACCGACGACCGAGGTAAACTTGCGCTTCAAGAAGTTGTGATGGCGCACTTGTACAACTCCTGGAATCTTAGATATTCTATCAACCAACTTCTGTAAATTATTCGTTTCAATATTCAAGTGCGCTGGAGCAATATCTAAAGTAAAATAATCATCTAGTTGAGATCTCATCCTATTAATTAGTTCTAAGTGTTTATCAGGATTTTCAGCATCATCTATTGAAATCAATTCAACAAATCTTGGATATGCATCTGATCCATCTTTTCTTTGTACTAAACAACTTATGACATAACCTTCAGAACCAAGTTTGTCTTTTAAAGATTTCTGTAAAATCTTATGACAACGAACTTGTACAATTCTACTATCAAGTGTAGATAATCGCTCTAGTAAGTGTGGAAGCATTTCAGAGTTAATGTCAATTGCAATCATTTTACTTCTGCCTTAGTGTATACTTCGATACCATCAAGTTCAGTCTTCACACTAATTGACTTGATAGGAATTATCTTTCGTTTCTTTTCTTCGTGTTTTAATACAGTACCAAAAATGTCTTTACGATCATCTGGCAATACATCACTATTTATGTAGTAAGGAATGTATCCTCCAGTAATCTTCTCAATCGACAATGCAAATAATGGTATATTATCAGAATATGCATTATCACATGTAGTATCCCATAACTCTCCATCTAAGAACATGCAAGAACCTTTGCATAGATGAAGTACTGGACAACTGGCGCAATCTGGTCTATTCATCCAATGAGTAGCTGATTTGATAGACACGTTGTCATAATCATCTAGTGTACCAACCAAATGTGACTCACCATTCATAGCAGTCTCAACAGCAGATACGTTTTGGCATGTAATAACACGACCTTTCATATCAATTGCTAAAACACCTGGATCATCCATTCCGCATTTTTGGCCAAGGTATTCCGAAGAAGCTTGCTTTAAGATGCCATGCGTGAAGTTATCAATCTTCTGAAGGATAGTTCCAAAACCTATTTGGCCTTGTGTTGAATATATGTCATTGAAAGAAAGCTGACGATAGTCAAAATGCTCTTTCTTCGTAGTTAAAGAATTATTGGCACCATCGATGTCATATGCATCAACAATACCGCCTTCGCCAAGAGCAACATATGGATCGCCTGTAAAGTTTACAAACCAATCATATATCTCTTTTCTGCTCTTGTTCTTTGAGTTTAACATAGAGTTAAAACTAATACGACCAAGAGGTCTCATCAACTTATAGAATTCTAGTACAGTCTTTTTGTTTTCTTCATCTTCAAATGGATCTGGACCACGTACGCTTTGTCCAGGACCATCATGGCTGATTGAAACATAGAATCCCATGTAGTATAACCATGCACAGATATCACGAGTTAATATAGAACCGTTAGTGATTACAGAGAACTTAGGTTTCTTCTGCCATGAAGAGAATCTATCGAGCAACGCTTCAGCAAGCGGCTTCATGGTCTTCCAATAAACAAATGGCTCACCACCCCAAAACTCAATAGACAAACCTGTTTGTTCTGAGAACTCGAGTGTGTCTAACTTGGCTAAGAAGTTATCGATGTCTTTTTTGGATGTTTCTGGAGGACGCTCAACAAACTTTTGTGAACAATAATCACACGAGTAGTTACACGATAGACCCATTTGTATTTTTAGTTTATGGATCTTCTTAGACTTTTTTAGCGGAGCGTCTTTTGAGAACGGAACGACTTTATCGCTCGTATATTGAATTTCTTCGTCTGATTTAAATACAAAGCCATCTTCTGACTTTAATGTATTTGTGACGTTATCATAGTAAAAGATTTTTTTGTCTTCACTATTTTTTTCTGCAAGTATTTCAAATATCATAATTTAGCCTATTATAAATTAACCGCCGCAAGCATCTCCGCAAGCACATGCGCATGCACATGCACACGCACAATTATAACTTACTGCTGAAGTCGTACAATTATATGTACATGCACAATTACAGTTTGGTTGTAACCATTGTTGCACATCACAGTTTGCACAATTAACAGAGCCAGTAATTACACAATTAACACACTGAATGTTTCCACAGTTGCAGTTTGCTGTACAATTACCATTATTGCAATTACCTTCATTGGTGTTTTGAAAGTATGCAAACCCATAAACATTATTAATACTAGACACGGTACCTGGCTGTCTATTGACAGGCTTAGTAATATTCTTCACAAAGCCCAAACTAGATGAAAAGTTTGGTGCATTTTGTGTTTCTCTATTAATATCCTCTAATGATATCGAACCAGTATTTTGTAGTGTCATGATTAATTAAGTTTTGCTTCAATTGCTTCTACTCTTGCAATAAGTTCGTTAAGCGCTTGTGCCAACAATCCACCCATATTTCCATAAGCAACTGATAGAGTTCCATCTGAAGCTACTTTAATAAGTTCTGGAGCTTTAGATTGTAATTCTTGAGCTACAACACCGATCTCTCTTTCTTCACTGTCTAAGCGTTTGTAGTAGACACCTCTGAAAGACTTAATAATATCTATAGCACCTTTAATAGTCTCGATTTCTCTCTTTAGTCTACCATCAGAGAAACCAGTAACGTTACCGACCATAACCAAGTTACCACCTGGTTGGATCTCACCAGCTTTTGCTCCATTTGCAGCAAAGAACATGTAACCATCACCACCCCAATACAAACCTGTATCTTGTGCACCATCAGATGCAAATGCTAGCGATGGAGAAGCAGCAGTACCATTGGCTAATAATAACTTGTTTTCAATCGTAGCATTTTGTACAGTTATAGAAGAACTAGTTAATATCTTAGAACCACTTAAGCCTGTAATCCAAGATGGATCATTATATCCACCAGATTCACTAACTGGTGTGTATCCTAATGCAGCTTCAATATCTGAAGCTTCTATATCCATAGCTTCAGTTAATCTGCCATCACCATCAACTGTAAACTTTGTGAACGTTCCTGGATTTACTCCAGTTGGGTTAAGCGCTAATATTCCGCTTACGTTTGCAGAACCATCAAATGATACGTCCCATGTAGCATCGCCTGTGATAGTGATGATACGAGCATTTCTTAATTTTGTTGCAGTAGAAGCATTACCATTTAAATCGCCGATTACGTCAGCTATCAAATTTCCAGCTATAGTTAAATTACCATTGGTGTCCAGTATTAGTTCTGGTCCATCACCGCCGTCTACGTTAACCTGAAATATTTCTCCTCCAGTAGACAAAATGCCACCAATAGGAGTACGATCGCGTACTTCATTGATAGCATTTATTATACTTGTGGAAGTCGTTTGAAGAGAAGCTTGATCACCAATCAAAGAGCTAATCTGATTAGTCTTAACTCTCCATTGTTCAAATGTATCTTCTAAACTTACGTTTATGACGGACATTTACTTCTCTCTTATTTTTGGACATTTGCTAATATCTGTACTAGCATCTGTTTGATATCGCTTATTTCTCCTTTAAGCTCTTCAATGTCCTTTGAGTTTTGTTCACTAATTTCTTTAGTACGTAAAAGGTTTTCGCGTTGCTTAAGATAAGCTTCTCTGGCGCTATGATCTGTATTTACTATAGCGCCGGATTTTAAATCGCGAAAAAGCGCTGGCTCATTGTCAACCTTAACGATCTTATCAAGCACAAGCGATAACCCTCAATTCTTTTACTCTTGGTGGTTGAGCGCTATTACCAGACTTGAATACAAGCTTGACAACTACACCATCGAACGCAGGTAGATCTTTGATATCGTATTGCACGTCGATAAACTCACCAACGTTAGATGTCTTTCTAATACCCTTAACAACGCTTGATGCAGGCGCCTTAACGAAGTTATACTGAGAAATGTCTCCGTTTGTACCAGTTGGAACTAGTTTATACCACACTTCAACGTCTGAATCAGTTACTGGAGGTACATTAGCCGCAAACATAATCTTCAAGAATGTAGAAGGTTGCTCTAAGTTAATTAAACGAGTTAAGTACTTAGATGTTGCTGTACCACCAATTGGTGCAATCTCATCGATGAAGTTGTCTTTTAGTGTTAATGTACATGTAGCTGGAGATTCGCTTGTGAATGTTCCATCAGTAGTGATAGAAGAACCATCAGCTGCAATCGCAGTAATAAGAACTGGAGTAGAAGTATTATTGCTTGTAGTACCAGAAACCGCTATGTACTTACCCACAGCAATACCAAGAACTGCAGATCTAATAGTAGATGGAATGAAGATCGTGTTAGGGCTTCCACTATCGAATGAAATGCCTGTTAGCTCATCAGCAATCACAATATCATCTAAACCAGCAACGTTCTTAGTAGCTTGAGTGAAGTTGTCAACCCTATTCTTAATTGTAGCTACTGATAAACGTGATGTATCAATGATTGGAGATAGAGCTGAATTATCAGAATTCAATCTTGCAATAACTTTTAGTGACTTAGCGCCATTCAAGTTAGAATCTTGCTCATTGATTACTGAAGCAACCACATGCGGCTGAGAGAAATACAGAGTATCATTAGGGATGATACTTGTCTCTTCAGCAGAGATGTCGTAGTTTGTATCAGTTGCTAATAAGCCATAAGATAGCGTTGTATCAGAGAATGTCTGTGATTGTGTAATCAACTGAATTGCATCCATTGCAACGTTTTCTGAAACTACTACGTTTTCTCCACCAACAAATCCAGTTGCGTTAGCGTTTGTGCCAACATCAACTACATATGAGTCATACTCCGCATTAGAGATGATGAATTCACCGTTTAGACCACTAGAAGATGTAGTTACAATACCGTTATATGTTGCAGATGCCACGTTACTAATAATCACAGTCGAGCCATTTGGCATACCATGGTTTCTATGAGAAACTCTTACTTTGCTAGAACCAAGCGTTGTCTTAAATGGTTGTGGATCTAATACCATTGGAGGTAATATATCATTAGTGAATGTTACTACGCCTTCAGTGTTTGTGTTAAACTCTGCGCGATATACTGTGAACTTCAAGTCTTGTTCTTGGTTCGCTGTCCATGTAGAAGCGTTTTGTGACTTGAATAGAACACCAGCATATGGCTGTTCAGAGATGAAACGATCTGTACCAACGTTCTTCTCACCCAGTTGAGAGATCCAAACGCGGTAGTTGTTTGAGTCAGATAATAACACGATACAATATTCAGTCTCATCTTCAACATAAACTGGAGATTCAAACTGGAATGTTGTAGCTACTGTGCCGTTATTTGATGTATTAACTCTATCTGGTGTTAATGTAACCTTCGAGAATGGAAGGATACCTGGACCTGGATAACCATTAACTGATTCACGAATCTGCAATGTAACAGGGATATTAGCATCTTTAGTTGAGAAGAAGATGTCAACCTTAGTTAAGAACGCACCGCCCTTAGAACCAATCATGATAGTTTGTGCAAGCGGATCATACCAACCAGTATCACGTACGATACGTTCTGGAGAGAAGATCTCTTGCGTTCTTGATTCTGACACTGGACGAGTTACAATTTCAGCATTACGTACTGCATTAACAGAACGTTGTTTAGTTTCAAGGATACCTTGAGCACGATATTGTGCACGTCCCTGAGTTGTAAAGTCATTACCACCCGTTGCGCTATCACTTAGTTTAAATTCTCTTACACCTGTACGGAAACGTAAAGCGTCTGTATTTGGAATTGAGAAAATGCCAGCTAAGTTACCGTTAAAGTTAGTAACTAAAGATGCTCCTTTTTGAGCAACAGCAATAGGACCGCTTCCTTGAATGATATATGTTGCACCAGAGATAGAACCTTGGATAATATCTCCGCCTTGGAATGTGCCGTTAATATTCAATAAGTAGACAGCCTCTGCGCCGCTCTCTGTTGATTTTTCTTTTAATACTGCAACACCGCGTGCTGGAGAAGTGATCTGAGAGTTATAAGTTGTTGCACCACGTTGTTTAACGTATACAACGTCGCCTTTATTGTATGAAACTTCTGGTTTACCAGAAACTTGACGGCCTATATCTGTTGAAGCAGCACCAGCATTTGTCTCAGTATCAAATTCAATGCTACCATTGATTGTAACTGGAATACGTGTTGCTGGAGTTACGTAATCTTTGATAGAAGCTTCATCAAAGAATGGGTTTAATTTAGTATTTGGCTTTAGACCTCTACATACAAACAGCAACTCACGTGAGCGAATGTAAGGAATGATAGAAGTCTGCAATACTTTGTCATCAACGACTTCATAGTCAACTTTAGGTACAACAGAAGTTTGAATACCGTTTCTAGATTGACCAACAGTTGTAGCAGTTGTTTGGAATGTTAATACACGAGCACCAGCTGCACCGTTACCGAATGCTTCAGCATCTCCGCCAATAGCTCTTAGTTCAGCAGCTGTAAATGTGCGACGATCCATCCAACGGCCAGCACCTAAGCCAAAATCTGTTCTATCAAAGCCGCGTGTAACAACTAAACGATCAATATTACGTGTTTGACCTGTCCAAGTAGTTTGCCATGCATTCCATACAGTACCAAGCACGCCTTGATTTTGTAGCTGTGTTTGTACAGCAGTGAAGTTACCTTCGACGTTGCTGATGATGTCTGGACGACGATCTGTCTCAAACCAATCGTCTGATGGTGGGTTGAGTGTCATCTGACCTAAGAATGTAAACACCGCGAATGGGTTAACGTTCTCTGTACGAGATGCAAACGGTTGATCGATCAACTTAACATGTGTGTATGGAAGAGTGATAATATCACCGCTTAACTGATAACCATCCGCAGTTCTATCAACATCCAATTGATTCTCTTCAATCAGATTAACGTTATCCATGCTGTAGAACGGACGTAGTTCTTGTGCAGTCATATCGATAGAGCAACGATAGTCTACAGACGCTGCATCACCAAGGTCTTGACCCTTGAAATTATCAACAATAAAGCCGTTCTTAAATCTCTCTAAGCCAAGTTCATCTTTAATTGCTAAAGACTTTGTCTCGTTCTCTAATAGAGAAAGCGCTGTATAGTACTCTAAGTTTTCAATGCGCTTATCAAGCTTACCAATATCGCGCATTGTGTAACGTTTAGTGTCAATGCTTTCAATTGTAATAGAGCCATCGCTTGGGAATGGTGTGTATGGAGAAACGTTTAACTTAGCTAATAACATGCCAAGTGCTGGATCTTTAGGCTCTTGTGGTTGAGTGCTTGAAACACCCTGCAGAGTAAAAAACTTACCGTCGATGTCAAGAGCTAACTTGTCACGACGCGCTAAGTAATACGAGTAGCTTGTGATTGTTTCGAAACCAATCTTTGGAAGTTCTGACTTAGAAGCTCCAGATGTTGTGTAATCAACACCATCATCATCAATACGAGGTCTAAAGTCCATAACATCAGCAAGTGCAACCACACCAGATGTTGATGTGAAGTATGGAATTTGCTGATATGGAATATCGCTGTATGAATCTACTGTGAAATAGTCACCAGCAGTACCGCTAGTGTGGTCGAAATAATCAAATATTACGCGAACAGCACCTTTTGGAACTGGATATCCAGGTTTACGAGTAATAGTAGCTACATCGTAGTGAGTTTCTTTTTGACCGTTATCAAATGTATACCAGTCAGTGATATCAGTAGTTTCTGCAGGATCAGATGATGCTACATATCCGCTATTCTTCATGCGAATAGCAACGATTCTGTAACCATCAGCTTTACCAAGTGATAGTTTAACAGGAGAAACAGCAGCAGCTGAACTAAAATCAACAACTGCGTTGCTTACTAATGTCTTTTTCTTTTCTTGACCAAGAGTACCAGCTTTTCTAACTGGTGCAAATACAGTATATTGAGAAGACTGAGTCAAGCCACTAATAATTGCATCGGCTCCGTTATTAGCTAGTGTAACGCTAGATGGATTTGCAACGTGTCCTGTGCTTCTGTTGATAACTATGAACTCATTTTTATTTGCTGATGGGTTGAATTCTGTACCAAGTGTTGTTGCGCCTTGAGCAGCTCCAACAGAAATAGTTAGAGTTGTTTGACCTGAAGATGTTGAACCTGTAAACTTTTGTGTTGTTGTATATGATGTACCAAACACAGTGTCATTTGTACCACCACGCACTTTACGAATAAACGAATAAGCAAGCGGGAACAACAAGCCAGTAAAACTTGGTTCTTGTATCTGAGTCATCACTCTTTGGAATGATTTACCAGTAACTGTACCGCTGATAGTAGATGCAATTGCTAGTGTAGTATTATTTGTTATAGCAGTAACTTTAGCAACTTCTTGATCGCCGGTAGAATCTTCTACACGGATCCAATCGCCTACTTTAAGTTCTGATTGGAACTTTGTACCAACACCAGTAACGGTTGTGCTAGAAACACTGATTGTTCCGCTTAGAGCTGTGTAAATTCCAGTCACTGAAGCAGCTAGGTTGTTCAATGTAGTACCAGAGTTATAGAAGATAGACTTGACATCGCGTTCAAACGAATATCCGCTAACCATGTTAACGTCAAACAAGTATGCCTTATAAACTGCTGTTGAAGCTACTCCAGGAGTGCCAGAATCATATTCAAATGCACGAAGTCGTGCTGTACCAACTAAAGTACCTGATCCTGTAGTCTGAGGGTTAGAAGATGGTAATAATTCATTGTACAATGATATTGTTGGATAGCTAGTGCAATCTGGTACACCGTGCACATTTGTTACATAGATGAAGTTACCATACTTGATGTCAATCGAATCGCTATCGATTCTTTCATACTCACGCGCTTTAGGCACTTGAATAAATTCAGTTGCAATCTTTTCGATCTCAAAGCCTTGTACATAACCTTTTCCAGGTTCAACAGCGATAGCAAATGAAGCCTCATCTCCGCCGTTTTCTGGTGTAGCATAACCACGGTTGAAAGATGGGCGAGGAGTGTAGTTCCAATCCATGTTACCATCTGACAAGACTTGATATGGATTAGTTTCATTAAATGTTGTGTCTGGAGAGATAGCACCAGAAGTAGCATCTTCCATAGCAGTGTAATAATTACCACCGCTAAGAACTACATCACCTAATTTATATGCTGTAAATGCTTGCCATTCGCCACGATCGTTGTTTCTGTGTTCACGTGTAGCGATCTTAAATGGACGTACTGTGTAGTTACCAGATTCATCATATGTGCGACGAGCAAGAGTTTTAGCAAGTTCAGAATACATTGTAGTCTCTACTTTATTTTGTAGAATACCTACGTCTGTTCTTACTAACTCGATAAAGTTCTCATCATCTTCAGAATCAATGGTTAACTTTGTAAGCGTTAATTCAACTTGATAGCGATGGGCGCCTGGAGCATTCTCGTTTGGAGCACCAGCAGCATTATCAACTAGAGAAGAATCTGTGGCTGATGTAATGATATTTTCAGTTGCGACTAGACCAACACGATATGATGGCTCGCCTGAATATTTTTCTAATACGATAGTTTGTGCATCAACTTGTACGAACTGGCTCTTGATGAAGTAGATACCAGGTTGAATAGATGCGATAGAACCTACACCAATTGGTGTATCAGCTAAAGGAAGAATTTGAACAGTGTATTCTTGACTATCAATCTCTGTAGTCAATAATTCTTCAGGCACAAATGTTTTTACTGTCTCATCAGTAGCAGATGAAGAAGTATAACGTACGAATAGCGTAATTGGATCTGTGTTTTCAGCGTCGCTGTATGCGATCACCTGAGCTTGTACGCCATCAGCACCAGTGAGTGTCTTACCAACTAGGTCTGCAAGGATTGTGTCAATCTCAACACCATTTGTTTCAGGTTGAATTTTTAAATATACAATCCTAGTGTCAACCGCAATTTGGCCAGGAATGACCATAGAACCTTCTTTGAATAGGTGTAAACCCATTCTCTCGATCTGAGTTTGAAGGTAAGTTTGTAGTTGGTTTAATTCTCTAACTTGTAGAGAAACACCTGGACGAAACAACATACGAAGATACTTCTTCGTTTCATCGTAATCATCATGATAAGGTGCTTGAGAAAAAATCCTTAGTGCCATGTCTTTGCCTTTTTATTATAGCTCTAAAACTAATCTAATATCTTCTGTTTGATTTTCATTGCGAGTAACTGGAGAGATATTTTCTATATACAACAAGTCTCCGCTATCTAAATCAATCTCTGGCTCTACTATAGAGCTTAGTGCCGCTGTTACTGCACCAACTTCAATATCTTCGCCTGACTGGAATGCTGTAAATCCTGTACCGCTATTTTGGTGTACTAACAAATAACCTGTTTCTGTAGAGTCTACGATTGCTGTAGCTCCAGAAGTTGCTCCAACAATTGTATCGCCTGGTTCAAATGTACCACCAGTTAAACCAGTGTAATTTAAGCGAGTCAGCGCTAAATATGTAGAACCCGTTGCAACTTCACCAGTATCTGTATCTATTGGGTTACGCAAGATACCAATTTGACGGAAACCGTTATCAACAATAAAGTCTCCGGCTCCTTCAGCACCTGAAATAGTTGCTGTAATCATTGCGTAGTAGCCACCAAGTTCTTTGATAGGATCTGAACCATGACCACCATTTGGAGAAATGATTGCGCGTGCTGTAGCAGGTGATGTAGGACCACCGCCGCTAAAGCTTACAGTAGCCTGTGAGTAACCTGAACCAACGTTTGCATTCTTAACTAAGATTTGAGTAATTACACCGCCGGTTAGTGTGATATCGTCTGCTTCAACGATACAACCAGTTCCATTACCTGTAATAGTTACAGTCGGTTTCGAAACATAACCTGTTCCGCCATTCGTAACTTTAATTCGATGAATTGCTCCTGGGATAGCAGCTTGTTGTACATCCCATTGTACAGTAGTATCATCAGTCTCTAATGTCTTAACTGGAATAAACTGAGAAGTTGTAAATGTGCCGATATCTGAACCAGTTAATGTGTACATGTACTTCCACTGATAACCATCAGCTAATACAGGACCAACAGATGTTGATGTGCCTGATGGCTTAACAACAGAAGCACCAGAACCTGCTTTGATGCACTTATAAACACTTAAGTCGTCTGCTGTATAGACGAAGTACATCTTAGATGTCAAAGCATCATCTTGATCATCGTATTCTGAATAGCTTTGGCCTGAAGTCCAGTTATAACGTGGAATAACATGACTAACTTTAGGAGAAGTGATTAGCTTCAAAGATAACATGTTATAACGTGCATCGTTTTCTTGCGATACACTATCTTCTGGAGTTGGAGGATTTTCGTCATCGACCCATTCTTGTGTTCTGCCGATAAACAAGAAGTACTTGTCTATATCTTGAGAACCATTACCACCGATCGCATTGATTAGATTAATCGCGGTTTGATAACGAAATTTTGTAGTAATAATTGCTGACATCTTTATGTCCTTATTTTAACTTAACTATTTATATAGTAGAAATTGAAATTGTTGAACCTGGGACTATATTAAATCCCCTCTTATTCTTTACGTCGGCCAAAGTAAAGTCTTTATATAGAGACATTGGTTGTGTCAACAAGAACTTTATTTTTTCTAAGACCGCAAATCCAGGACCAAACACGTTGGCTATGGATAAGTAAACCGTTTGTATAGTAGAAGTAGTCTCAACGATGCGTGTCGTAGCGATCACAACTGGTCTATACACTGGAATCACATTATTTGATGAAGTAAAGAATGTTCCAGGTTGAACCTTAGGAGACTTCAACTTCTTTTCTTCTGCTTCACTAATAATTACTACGCCACCAAAAACTATGAAGCCTGATGGATGTAATAACTTCTTAACTGCGCCTTCCCATTGTTGAAATGGTTTTTTCGTCTTAATAACATATGAATAGTCTTGATAGTAGTAGCTATCTTGAATATAGTTATAGTTAGACAAAAAGCTACCTTTATTTAGGTAGCGATTTTCGCTTTCACTCCAATTTCCATCTGATAGTTTCATCAGATCTTGTCTTGGGTAATAAAGCTCTATCTCATCACCATAAAGTAAGTTAAACAAAGCTTCAAACGAAGGAATAGAGCCTTTAGCTCTGTAGATATCGTTTATTTGTTTGTATAGCTTACGCTTATCAACATCTCTCAAATTACCTGGAATTGTAGCTGCGTACTCTTCTTCCAAATATTTTACAAAGTCTTCATTTATTAAATCAATGTTTCGATATTCATTTAACTGGTTAATGACTGATGCTGGCGAAGTCTCATCTAATTGCATCCATATGAAATACTCATTCATGAACGCAATAAACTTCGCATTCTCCCTCAAGTGTTCAGGGAGAATAGCATCTATAGAGAAGTACTTAGGATTCTCTGTTTGAATTCTTTTTGTTGAATCGCTCATACTAAACCTTATAGACGCTTAACAGTTGTGTAGCCAACACCTGCATTAGAACTACCAGTTGCTATTGTATCTATGATAGGTGTTACAGTGACCTTTGTCATGTCAATAGAAAGCAATTGCTCGCGCTTAGGAGCTATATCATCCGAAGCCGGACGACACGTGAAACTAATATATGAATCTGGAACAGCAGATATTTGGATAGAAGGTATTACAACTAAACCGTTAGCAGCATCAACATAACCAATCGCAGTATTAGTTACAACCTTTGTGTTGTTTACTATTCTATATGATTGAAGTACATTAGTTGCACCTTCAGCTGCAAACGGGTTGATCTCATTTGGACCTAATACACGGTCTTCAATGAACTGTGTTACTCCAGCTAGTGTGAATGCTGTAGATTTAATTACTGGTTCATTTGGATTATTGCGAGTATCTAGTATTGGACCAGAGAATTGTAATTCATAACGCTTCTTAACGTCTAAAACGGGAACTAAACGCTTCTCCATGAAAACACGAATCGTTGAGTTTAGAATACCAGTATCAGATCTATCGATTAAACCTAATAATTTAGAGTGTCTAAACACACCATCAAACTTTTCCAAGATAGTGTCGTTATAGTTAGAGATCGCATTAGTTACGATAGTTCTTAGTTGACCAGATGTTGAGTCAGTTAAGTTAGGGTTATATTTGAAGAAAACATCTAAGTACATGTATGTGTATTGTGGATCAACAATAACAGGTGTGATCGACACAACATTTTTTCTACGCAATATAGAATCTACAATGTATTGTTTTTCTGTATCAGTTAATGCTTCAGCAGTCTTAGGCTTGATACAGATATACGCTTTACCATATTGCGGAGGATTATTTTCTTCTCCTCCCCAAACTGCGATAGTCTCGATGTCACCATAATTATTAGTAATCATCGCCCTGTAATCATCTGCAGTAACAGCTCTGTTTTGAGAGATATACGAAAGAGGAGCATTGAACTTAACAGAGTCAATATCTTCTCTTGCTGCTCCACCTTTAGATTTGGTTAGAGTTGTTATAGAGACGTTTGAGTTTCCATCGATTGTATCGGCTAATATGAATGTACTAGCACCATTAGCATCCGATTGATTCGTGCTTAACCACTCTAATATGACTACGTTACCCCCATCTAACGCTTTACCAACAATTCCATCTCCGAAATATACTTCGTACTTATTATCAACACCTTCTTGCAAGAAATAAACTTGTGATTGATCGTTGATAGTTACTAAGTCAGTTGCAAGCGAGTAAACGGTTTGTAGTGTGCTACCAGAGTTTTGTTTTACTTTAACGATCAGCGTAGAGATGTCAACGTTTTCATCAGGGATTTCAAAGTACATACCTCTGTCAAACGAATCAATAGTATACTCGATCTCTCTGATAGTACCTTCTTTTAATATGACATTATTAAATTCATACACACCGTTAACTGGTACAATCGTCTTGCTTTCCAAGTTTACAAAATTATATTGTTCATCATTTAATGTGCTTGTAAAACGTACACCACGGTCAAGCGTTAGAGTTGCTGGATTTCCTATTGGAGAGCTTACAGTAATATCAACTTCTGCAAATGATGCAGTAGCAGATCTTGGAACATATGCCAACATCTTGGCAAGAGAAACAACGTTGTTGCGTCTCTCTGCGCTATCTAAGAACACTTCGTTTAGTGCCATGTTAGCATTTACTGCGTTGTAGTGTGTATTATATGCTAAGATGTCTAAAAGCACTGCCATACCTGACCCATCAAAGTCATAGTCGACAAACTTACCTTTGTCTTGTTGTGCTTTTAAGTAGTTCTTGAAGTTTTCCCTAATTTGGAAAAAATCTAACTCTGTAACTCTTAGGTTAGATGCCATTATCGTAATCTCTCTAAAATAATTGTTGCGTTACCAACTTGTTCGGTTGCAATGATTTGAAATGTTATACTTACATTATAAGCATTGTTGTCAACATCATCATTCACGTTTACTTCTAATAAGTTGACTCTTGGCTCAAAGTTGTTGATCGTACGACTAATAGCAGTCTCAATATCATGCATCGTAATTGGATCAGCTAACTCGAATAATAGACCACGAACGCCAGAACCTATTTCAGGCTGGAATGGTCTTTCTTGGAAATTAGTCAAAACTAAATTCTTGACAGAACGCTTTATGGCTTCAATATCCCTAATAGGATTTATATCGCCAGTAACTGGGTTTGGATTGAAGCTTAAGTCTAAGTCGGCATTGACATAAGTCTTGGCGACTGTGGAAGCCTTTGCAACGAGTAAGTCTGATGGGTTTTGTGTACGCATGATCCTATTTATTATGCCTTAAATACTTTTAATGCTCTTTCAGCATATTCTTGTCGTGTTTTTAGTCCAAGATCACCACCGTTAACCTTTTTGGTTACAGCCACAATGTCAAACTGATCGGCAAGCGCATTTAAGTTTCTGGACTTCCAGAACCAACATGCAGTTTCTAATGCAACCTCTTTATCGTTAGAAACTAGGTCAGGATTCTTCACTAAACGATCATCTCCATAGATTTCTTTACTTGCACGCGTATAGTTACCTCTACCTGTCAACTGTTTAAGTCCTCGGCCGCAAAAACGTGCTCCATCGCCTACTTGGATAGCGCTTGTGTTTAATTCTTTGCCTTTATAGTGAAAAGTGCCGTCCAGAGTAGCTTCATAGAGTCCTTGGAACGTCTTTTCAGGCGTTGCTAAGTATGGCGAACACTCATCAACTGATTTTAACCCCAAACGCTTCTGACAGATCGAAAAATATGCTTTTGGACTATATTTTGATGACTCTTTTAGTTGATTTAAGTTTGCACCAGCTTCTGCAACGATTTGTCCTAAGAATACTGATACTCGTTCAGGTGTAGTGATACCATATTTGGGCAACACTGTGTTCATCGCATCGTACCACTCTGCAGCTTTAGCGCTTGTAGCTTGTGCTAATTTGTCTTTAGTAAACTTAAATGTAAACCCATTTGCTGGTGGAGGAGTTGGTACTGGAACAGGATCTGGTTTAGGATCTTCTTTAGGTGTAACAGGTGGTTTTGGTTTTTCTACTGGAGGAGAAACAACCACCACTTCGACCACTTCTTCACGCTGAGTAGTTGGATTTACACGAACTTCTTCTTTCGTAGTTGTAGTTACTTCTACGTTTGGTACTTCTTTACAAATATCAGCAACTGCTGCTTCAATCGATATATTATTAATAGCTTCTTGAGCATCTTTAAACGCTGCACCAAAGCCATCGACTGCAGCACGAAGTTCTGCAAAGATATCTTTTTGATCTGTACCTTCAACGCCGAAGGGTTTTGGTATTTTTGCTATAACATCATCTAAATTAGGAACTGCGCTTCCAAACTTCGCCTTAATGTCTGCTACTGCGGCAGCATATTCTTCTGGTGAGAGAGTAGGTAACTTAGCTAGCTCTTCTTGTAAATTAACAGAAGGCACCTGAGGTACATTGATCTCAGATAACTTATCTTTAATTGTTTGAGCTAATGATCCTAAGTCGCCAACACCTTCGACACCTTCTTGGATCTTCGCTTTTAAATTATCAATTGCAGCTTTCGCTTCATCTAGCGCTGCATTTATTCCGCAAACTTGATTTCCCATATTAGTTCAACTCTATCTTATCAGCTAATACTTTAAAGTCGCCTGTGGCTCTAATGTCAAATCTACCTGCAACATTTATAGTCATATTTGAATTACATGTCAATATCCAGTCAGCTTGTGAACCGAAATCTAGACCATCTTTTGACAAAAACTGTTGTGTTGAGTTAGTTGACACAACTTGTGCTCCATTGGAGAACATGCTGTATGTGTCTAAGAATATCTCATCAACCTTTCCTGTTACTGTCAACGAGGATGTTCCACCGATAGATTCTGTTTTATTAACATCAATCAATAACGTTTGATTTTTACCAACACGAGTTAAGAAGTCTTGTGTTACGTTCAAGTTGTAGTTGCCAAGAATTTCAATAGAATCATTTCCACTAATCTTAGTGTTTCTGTTTCCAAGAACTTTTAAGTTGTAGTCTCCTGCGACTTCAACACTATAATCGCCTTTTACTAATAATCGAGCGTCACCCTCAACAGTTACGCTTTGAGAACTGCGCACCAATATATTTTCATCGCCGATAACGATCTCATAGTTGTCACCAACAACTTTAAAAGAGCGCTTGCCATCAGCATATATTTCATAAAACGTACCAGAGGGATGATATTCAACAATTCTAGTCGCTCCTGGAGTGTCATCATACTCTTTTACGATCCCGGTCTCACTTTCGAATACGTGAACGAATGGGTATTGACCACCGATGCCATCTCGTGGATCTGGTTCGTCCCAAGTCTCACGTTCTGCTTCACCAATGCTCTCGGCATCTTGTACAGTCGTGTTGAGAGTCGGTTTTGTCGACTTTTCGATGCCTTTTACGACTGAAAGATTGCGAGTGACATAAGATTCGTGCTCTGTCCATTTCTCTCGCGCTACATAGCTCACATCTGAGTCATTTAACCACTTCGGATACTTATTTTCAGTGTCCTTGAACGCATTTTTTTCACTGTTTGGTTGAGTTGGATAACCATGTATTGAACCCATGACGATCGGGTCTTGCATATTCTCACCATCAGCGAAAAAACCAACTACCCAAGAGCCTTCAACTAAGCCAGTTGGTGATAAACCAACTCCGGAGATCGATGCAGAGTTAACTGGCATCATCACGTGAGCCCAAGGTAAGCTGTTTACACTAATTTTTGCTTGATCGTCAGCGTGAAGACCAAAAATACGCACACGAACGCGACCAAGTTGTTGTGGATCTTGGCGATCTTCTATAACACCAGTCCACCAATGCATCAAATTCTTCATTATCTCTTCTTCACTTTCTTACCTAACGAATCACGAACAGCATCAAACACAGTTACAAACTTGCCTGAAGCCATTTTGTGGTGTGTATTCAACACTAAGTACTTACCAGAGATGTATTCGTTCTCATCTTTACTATTACCATAAACCATTGGCTTAGTCTTATCAACAGAGAAGTCAATAATTTTACCTGGACATAGGTCAATACGTCCACGAACCGCTAAGTTCATCTTGTTCATCGTTAATTGATATATGAATGGATCTGTCTCTAACTTTGTAAACTCTGCTTCATTATTATAGTTGTTTAGCGCATTTTGACCGAATGCTAAACTATTTTTGTTTACCACATGGTGATATGAATCGTATGCACTAATAGATCTATTTTGCACTTTAAAGTTTGAATTTAAGAACTCTTTTTTATCTAAGTGATCTTTTTTCTTAAAGTCTTGCAAATAATCGTACTTAACAAACTTATATGTCTTAGTTGCGATATCAATAGTCCACATACCAGCACCAAAAGTACCACGCAATATATTTTTATGAGTATTACCAAAGTCTCTAAGATCATATTCGAATGCTACATTATAAGATGCAGCTTGGTTTTCAGCATCGCTCTCAGCAGTTGTACCACCTTTATGAACAAAACTATTATAAACTGGTTTTTTAAACATACTCTCATATGATTCAAATATAAAACCATCCTGCATCGTTTCATAAAAGGCAAATGGCATCTTCTTTGAAGAGATTGCCCTGCGTGATAACCAATCAATAGCTTGGAATGGATTCCAATTTGGTATCACAACTCCATAGTTACCTGTAGCTTTTTCTTTTTTCTTTATCTTACTTTTTAAATAATCTTTGACTATCTGATCGACTGTGTCATCAATAGTACCACTAAACGATTGCGACACCAAAAGCAAATCATTCATCATCTGTTCAGGTGTGATTAGCTTCAATACATACATCACAGCTTGATTGTTTGCTTTAATAAAGTTTGTCATGCCGCCAACATAGAATGTACGCTTGATCAAGTTGTTACCTTCCATGATCTCGATATCAATCTTTTCTTGTCCTATGATAGGAGTAGACTCCATGAAGTTTGACGAATCAACGATTGTCAACTCCACTTTAATATACGGAGAGATAACAGCGATTCATAAATGTCGATACCAGCAATAAGATCTTTAAACTCTACTACTTCACCTGTAGAGGAAGTGATCTTAGCACTATTAATCGAATAGTCTAATCTACCTAATGCGGCCATTATTCAACTTCTGGGTTAATTTGATTAAAAAATTCTTCTGATAAACGTGTTATGTATTGCGGACGAACGACTTTAATTTCTGCTTTAGCATCATTCTTTTCTAGTTCATCTTCTAAGTAAGTCACAGGAACAGCACCAACCACGCCTTTGTGAACTACATTGCCATCGCCGTCTACGTAATATTTAGTAGCGTTGTAAAACTCAGTTTGTATTGTAATAGTACATGTATGACCGCTAGTTTGGCCTTGAATAATTTCACCAGGTGAAAACTCCCCATCTTGGTCGACGATTCGAAGAGTGTTCGTATTTGTATCCTTCGAAACTAGCTTTGCTGTAGCTCCAGATAACAGACCCTGTACGATCTCATCTCTAGTAAACTTCGTAGCTATGTTATCATTTGTCTTTAGTACATAACCGGAATATTTTATTGCTACGAAGTCTTGTATCTCTTTACGAGATAAAGGCCAATCAGTGTGTATGTTTGTTAATTCTTCGTTGACCATAAAAAATACCCAGTAATAATCTGGTGTACCATATAGTTTTTGTGACACATGATCTGGTCTTTCACCATCTTGTATCGTGTATTTAGTATACAATAATATATCGTCTTTTAAGCTTTGCTTTGGTCTTATAGTCCTAAAGATATCAACTACTTCAGTCGTATGTGTTTCATCTTCAACCTGATACTGTATTGTTGGAAAACCTTGGAAGTAATATGACATATTAGTATCCTTTCATGATCAATGCACGGTTGAGCGCTTTGGATTCTTGGAAAGTTAACTGTAAGTCGACTTCTGATGGCATACCATCTTCGAAGAATGTTGGTGTGTTCGTATTATAGGTTACAGTAACTGAAGTTAAATAGGAGTGCATCACCTGGATCATATTCTGGTTTTTTCTACCACGATTTAAGAACGTAATCTCAAAGATGTCTGGAAACTTAAACGTAGCCATCTCTAACGATGCGACCTTTGGTCCACCTGAACCGCTAGATTCTCCAGAACCTGGACCAACCTCTGGGTATGCAGCGATACGAAAGAACTGAACGATCTTAATGATCTCTCGAGCTTCTGCCTTTGTTTTTGGCATCATCTTAAAACTAAATGAGAATTGACGTAGCGCAGGTGATCTAAATAACATCTGCGTATGTGGATTAACTACCTCACCGCTGTTAATCAATGCTTGTCCTGCTGCACCACCAACTATACCTTTTTCTTGTGAGAAGTCGGCTAGCTTTTGAGCTACAACGCGTTGAGCGATTGGCTTTGCGTTGTTCTTTAATTTGTCGACAAACTCGCCAGTGTTTGCTGATGAACCTGCTGCGTTGACTAACATACCGCCCAAACCAGTATCAACGTTATCATATGATAAGTTATCGTTGATGCTTACTCCGGCTGGCATGTATAGTGTTACACTGCCTAAAGGTTTTTCTGCAAGTTCTGGCACTCGTAAGTCGATGAACTTACTCTTCTTCACACGTGCAAGAGCCGAAAACTTAATTACGTTTTCATAGCGAGCTGTATCTCCTAATGGGTATCGATATGATACCTGTGACCCAAATGGGTTTGTGAATATGTCAGCACCGAGCACCTTTGCCAGTGTGTTTTTTATTGATCCAAAAATATCGTCTGCGATTGCCATAGATAACCTTATAGGTAAAAATTTCTATTGTACTATTTATATGCCAACATACAAAGGTTTCTATCGGGTGAAGAACCCGGCAAAATATGAAGGAGATTTCAAGAACGTGATCTATAGATCTCACTGGGAGATGCAAGTCTTTAGATGGTGTGACTCAAATGATCAGGTGTTGAAATGGAGCTCTGAAGAGATAGTGGTGCCATATTGGTATCCACTAGACAAAAAGTATCATCGTTACTTTGTGGATGTTAAGTTTACCACAAAGGAAGGCACATTCTTGGTCGAGATTAAACCAAAGTCACAGACTGTACCTCCAAAGAAGCCGTCGAGACAGACTAAGAGATACCTCGAGGAAGCACGAACATACGTGAAAAACCAGTGTAAGTGGAAAGCTGCCGATGAATTTGCCAAAGATAAAGGTTGGCAATTTGTCATATGGACAGAAGACACAATTAAATCACTAGGCATCAGAATTTTAACATAAATAGATGAATGGCTACAAGTTATTTCGATAGATTAAGGAAAGGCATGAATGTGCCTGCGCGCTCTATGGAGTCGCGTAAGTGGTTCCAGCAAAAGGTGAGCTCTTTAAAGGGCAACATCAATGCTGCAACATTTTTAAAAGATCCTGCATTCATAGCTAAGACCAAGTTTAGGATCGGGTTCATGTATCATTTTTTATATGATCCTAAACATAAAGATACGTTGCCATATTGGGATAGATTTCCATTAATCATTGCAGTGGGGCCAGCTGAAGGCGGGTTTTATGGTATCAACTTACACTATGTCCATCCAGTAGCAAGAGCTCGAATGATGGATAGGTTGTATGATACAGTAAACAATGAGAAGTGGGATGAGACGACTCGTATGCGTATCAATTATAATATATTATCAAGTATAGCATCATTAAAATACTTTAGACCAGCATTTAAACACTACTTGTTTAATCACATTGAATCACGCATCATGATGGTACCATCTTCAGAATGGGAGATCGCTATGTGGTTGCCAACTGAAAAGTTTAGAGGTGCATCTAAAGACAAAGTTTGGAGAGACTCCAAGAAATTAGTAACGGGATACAGAGCATAATATGCCACAAATAGATCAATTTAAATCAGCGATTAGCAAACGCGGTGGTCTTGCACCACAAAATAGGTTTGCTGTCTACATGGCGTTACCACTATTAACATTTGATCCACAGGAGTTAGTTGCCAAAGTCTTTGACCAAGGTGCAAACACTGGTGGATTGGGTTTTGGTATCAATGACCCACGAGATGTGTCCATATTATGTGATTCAGTTACCATGCCTGGTCGACAGATAGCTACTAACGACTTACAAACAAATTTACTTGCTGTGAAGATGCCATACACGTATATGAACGACGATGTCAGCTTCACATTCCATATCACAAACGATCACTTCATGAAGAAGTACTTCGAGAAGTGGTTTAATAGCATCATCAATCGTAGGAATATGACTATTAAGTACAAGTCACAGTACGCGACTGATGTCATCATCCAACAACTAGATCAACGCGATGTGCCTGTCTATACATGTACACTACGCAACGCTTTCCCAACAACTATTGCCAGCTATGAAGTGGCCAACTCTGGTGAAAGCGCAACACAACGTATGACTATAACCCTATCATACGATGACTGGTATGAAGAGGGTTTCATCGAATCTATCCTATCGAAGGGCAAAGTATTGCTTGGTTCGGTTGGAAGAACATTTGGCTTATAATATTATAGGAGTATATCATGCCTTTGCCAATTAATTTAACAACACCTACATATGAAGTGAAGCTACCGCTCAGCAAGAAGAAGGTGAAGTATCGTCCATACTTAGTCAAGGAGGAGAAACTCCTGATGATGGCTATGGAGAGCGGCGACCAAAAGATGATTATGAAGACAGTACAGGACATCATCGATGAGTGTACCTTCAATGAAGTCAAGGCGAAGAACTTACCAACTGCTGAACTAGAACTGCTGTTCTTGAAGCTACGCGCTAAGTCAGTCGGTGAGACTTCAAACATTGGTTATGCATGTACCAACTGTGGTACAACAAATGAGATCTCTGTCAACTTAGAGGCTATCGAACTAGACGCAAGTAATGCAGTCGACCCAAAGATCATGCTGACTGACAGTGTCGGCGTCATCCTAAAATACCCAACTGCAGAAGACGTAACTAAGGTCGTTGCATCTGGTGAGAGTGAGATCACAAACACGTTTAAGGTGATTGGTTCATGTATCGAGACTATCTTTGATAAAGAGAACATGTACCAAGCAGAGGACTTATCACAGGAAGAGATCGACGAGTTCGTAGAGTCATTGAGCTCACGACAGTTTGAGAAGATCAAAGAGTTCTTCCAAGGGATCCCAAAGCTATCGAAGGTGATTCACTTTGATTGTACCAAATGTGGTACTCATAATGAACTCAAGCTCGAGGGCCTACAGAATTTTTTCGCGTAGCTCTCTCACACGATAGTCTAGAGAACCACTTTAGAGTAAACTTTATCATGATGCAGCACCACAAGTATAGCTTAACAGAGTTAAATGAGATGTTGCCGTGGGAGAGAGAAGTCTACATCGCTATGTTAGTTGAACACATCAAAGAAGAGAACGAGAGAATTAAACAGCTCAACAACAAGTATAAGGTATAGAGATGGCAAAGAAGAAATCTGGAGAACACAACCCAAAGACCGAGGGTGGACCAGACAGCGTTCGTGGTAACCTTAGTGCTCTGATCATTGAAGTTCAGAAGACTAATGCTGCGCTCGAGTCAGACAGCGCGGTACTAGACGTACAGACACGTGCGCTGACAAACATCAATGACGTGATTGTAGACGTATACCAACACGTCAAAGCGATCGCAGAGACCATGGCAGGTAATAAGCTCAAGGAGCTAGAGGATGCCAAGGAACGTCAGAAGCAGATGGAGGACTTGGTCGAGGCTCTGAAGGAAAAGAGAAAGCCAGATGAGAAGCCAAAGAAGGACGGCGACTTCTCATGGTTAGGCCTTGCTGCATCGCTGATCACTGGCCTAGTCGCTGGTGGTATGGCCTTCATCGCTAACTATGTCAAAGGTCTACAAGCTCTCTGGTCAGGGATCGCGAAGGCACTCAAGATCGATGGTATCATCATGAAGCTGTTTAGTGCGGTCAAGAGCGGGTTCATGTTCATAGACGACATCATAGGCAAAGGCTTCAATAAGATCTGGTCGTTTGTATCAGGTCTATTCGATGGTAAGATGTTTGCAGCCATCACAGGCTTCTTTAATAAGATCATCACAGGCTTCGGTAAGTTGACTGGTTTGACTGGCATCATGGACGAGTTCGGTAAGCTATGGCAGTCAGTGAAGGGTGTATTTGGCATGGTGTTTGGCCCAGAGTCATCGCTCGCTAAGTTCTTCGGCTACTTCACAAAGGGAGGCGGCGGCTTCCTATCCTACTTCGATGACCTACTTAAGTTCTTTACCCCATTAACTTCCTTCTTCAAGGCACTAGGATCTGTACTCGGTAAGATCGCTCTGCCACTACAAGTCATCATGTCCATCTTTGATACTGTGACTGGTGCATTGGACGGGTGGGAGAAGACACAAGGCGGTTTCATGGACAAGTTGTTCGGTGCGATCGCAGGCGGTCTATCAGGTCTATTGAACGGCCTGATCGGCGGGCTGTTAGACCTACTCAAGGGCGGGTTGTCCTATATTCTCGAGTTCTTTGGCATGAAGGATGCAGCTGCATGGCTAGACTCCTTTAAGTTCACAGACATGATCACCAACATAGTGACGAGCATCTTTGACTACATCAAGGGCATCATCAACGGAGTCATCGGCTTCTTTCAAAAGTCCCCAGCCCAGATGATGGAGAGCATAGCAAACGCGATGACCTATGTAGCAGACGCAGCGAAGAACGTATTGAAGTCATTGCTACGCATGGTCCTACCAGACCCAAGCAAGGGCGTAGCACAGAAGCTAGCGTCGAAGGCCATTCCAGATGCTGTATATGAGTTCGCAGGCATGGATCCAAAGACAGGAGCCATCAAGGAAGAGGCACCAGCACCAGCTCCTATGACAGCACCACCTGCACAAGCGCTACCTCAGGCACAGGCTGTAAATACTCAGGCACAGGCAGGACTACAAGAAGCAGCAGCCACGGCCCAGGCAGAGGGCATGAAGTTGAACCTACGTCCAAGCCTACAGAGACCACAGGGAGGCGGAACGGCCCCAGCAGTACCGATCTCTTCATCCACGACCAAGTGGGACCCAGAGGACGCCATGGGCAGAGGCATGTACGTAGGCGCATAAAGAGGATATAAGGAGAATAAAGCATGAGCATGTACGTATTAAAGAACAGCGGGACTGAGGTCGTCATCAAGGCCTACACGAACGTGTCTAACGGTGAGACGATCACCTTCAACCTATCAGAGGCGGCCGAGAACGGTGAGACCGTAACAGGACTAAGCTTCAAGGAGTTATTCTGGACTACTCGACCAGGCAAGCACGTCACGATCCAGAGGGTCGAGGCAGAGGACGACCTAGAGGGTGGTTACTACTTCTCGAACGTAGGCCACTTTCACTTTAATAACTTCGTAGACTCTACCTACTCACAGTACCCGATCAGGTTTACTTTCGATGCACCTGGTACGGTCATCATTCGAATGTATAAGACACTAGCCTAATGCACGACGCATTGGCTTATGTTGATATCCCATACATCATAAAGGACTATAGCATGAACAGACGCCCATTGAGGTTCGTCACCCGTGAAGAGGAGTGGGAGTTGATCCAGAGGCTAGACGCCGTGGTCGACTCCACTGACTTCCACCCATTGACCACAGCCGTGATCATGGCATCCCCAGACTACTCAGCTACATTTGCTATGCACCTAGCCCACTCATGGTCTCGTGCAGGTGAGATGCTACCCATCATCCCAGTCGACGTGACATATCCAGACGAGGAGGCGACCCCATATATCCAGGCAATGAGGGCGCAGAAGCCCCAGATCACCCAGTATAAACGCTTAGTGCTAGTCGAGGCAGGCATCATCCGAGGCGGGAACTGGGAATGGATGCTAAATATACTGACCGATGAATGGGGATACGATAGGTCTCAGGTCACCCTAGTAGCAGCAATGGAGAACGTCCATAGTCGAGTCAAGTCAGACTACGTCGGTAAGTACTATGATGACAACAAAGAAGAGCTGATGTTCTACTTTGAGAAGTACAATAAGCACTGGCCTATCAGATGACCTGGGAAGACGCCAAACGCCTGCGCATCACCATATTCTGTATAGCAATGGTAATACTCGCGCTACTCATATAATCAGGCATATAACCAACAGGCAGCCGGGCACCCCAAGCGGGTGCCTTTTATTTTGCTGTAAACAACTGAGAATTATCTGTAATTATCTGGAGAAAGATAATTGGGCCAGGGGGAAAATTTCTGAGGATCAACCTGGAGAAATACTACCATCCCCGGGGGGAATTCCATGATTTTCGTAACGGATGCGATCGGTTTAACCAACAGGGTAACCAATAGATGGTCTCCTACATATATGGAACCTTAGTATAAGGTTCCCTGTAGGCTGCTAAAACCAGCCGTGCCTATCCCACCATATCAGGAACAGTGTCACACAGATGCCGACTAGCTGTAAGATACAGAACGCCGCCAGTACATATATGACTACTTGTTCCGTATCCACTCTATGATCTCCTTAGCCTGACTCAGGTCTGACCGATCCACTGCCTCGTCTATCATGTCTAACTGAGTGGTGTGCATCTCATTCAATACACGGTCTATGGTCTGCCTCTTACGCCAACCACTGATATGGTGGTATGGCTGGCTCCATTTATATGTGATCTGTCCGTTGATCGGTGGTCTGGATTGGTTCATCGATTGACTCCGTCCTTGATACACTGCATTGCTAGGTTAGGTGATACCATACCGACCACCACGATGATCACTCCCAGGAGGCACATGTACATCCGTGCCTGCACCAGGTCCGTCACTGCATTGAATAGCTTCATTTAAACATCTCCTTCTTGATGTACCGAGTGATGTACTCGTGCTGCTCGACCAGGTCTTCCATGTCCAGGTCCATGTCTAAGTTGTCCCTGACGAATTCATCGACCAGCTCCTCGACCTGGCTGAGCAGCGACTGGGCGAGCTCTTTGTTTCTTTGCTTCTGTGTTACAGGGAAGTCGATCGGGTTGTCTGTGTTTGTAGCATGCATCTTCTTACTCCTCCTTCAATTAATGGGTCAACACGTAGGTTGCAAGGTCACGGTAGTCTTTCGGGTTGGCTGCACGGATCTTCGCGACAGAGATGAGTGTCCGGAGGCTGATCTCCTTGCACTCATCCTTGATCTCACGGATCAGGGACAACGCATCGGCCTTGATCTCAGTGGTGTATTCAGGCAAGAACTCGTCTGAGGCAGCGATGTGCTCCATACGATCGATCTTCTGGTCATCGGTCATGGACAGGTCAATCATCATGGACCGACTACGGATCGCCTGGTCGATCTTGTCCTGGTCCATGTTGCTGATGAACACTACGCGACCCTTGAACTCGAAGCTACGGGGTAGGTCATCGTCCTTGCCGAAGGACTCAGCGTTCCAGCTGATGATACGCTTGCCGTAACTATCCAACGCACCCTTGAGCAAGTTAAGGGCGATCGGGTCTTTGAGGATAGAATCACAGTCATCGAACACCACAGTCGCGTTTTGGTTCTCGAACAAGGTGCGGTACAAGCCTTTAGCTGTAGAGTAGCCTTTGATCGTGACGTACACCTTAGACATCTGGATGATCGATCCAGCTGGCAGGCGTTGGATCAACTCGTTGTAGTCCTGGAGACCATTGGCCTTCAGGGTCTTCATTACAGTGTATGTCTTACCCAATCCACCTTGACCGGTGATCACTGTCGAGGGTTGGACACCAGTGGCGACCATGCCGACGATCTTCTCCACGAAGCCAAAGCGTTGGTTGATGCCGAACTTCTCAGAGGTGGCGGGCTTCTGCATCGCCTCGATCTCCTTGAACGATTTCTTCTCGCCAGTGATCTGCTTGAACATGTACTCGATGTACTGCTGCTTGGTAGTGGTGAACTTCTGACCGTTGATAGCACACTTGAACTTGCCTTGAGCCTTGTCGAAGCTGATAATCACTGATACGTTCTGCATACTGAGATTTCCTTTGTTATTCATCATGGATACCATTCTACAGCAGTGGGTGGCCGTTGTACATAGTAGTCTACTAAAACGGTAGACAATAAAAAAGCCAATAGAATCATTGGCTTGCACGGGTCTCCATGGCTCTGGGACTACTGAAAATAATCATTTATTTCACCTGGTGGTATATTCGCGGCCTTCACTTACTACCTCGTAGTAAGTTCTCCATCGGTTGCTACCATGTCTTGTAGGTGGGTGGTGAGTTCGTGGATAACCCTCTTGTCTAGGACTACCATCACGTCCTCGTACCTATGGAGTTGGATAGCAAACATCTCTCCCCTATCATGGATACTGATATACGGGTTGCCGTTTGGTTCGTTGATAGTGATCATCTGTTACCTAATCCTACTCTTGCGTAACCCAATGAAGACTTGATGTGTTTGCGAGATTGTTTACGATCTCTCTTTGCCGCCCAGTACCCCTTCATGTACTCCTTCTTGAATGCTGAGAACGTGAGGAGTGGGTTATCCTCGAGTGCTTTCTTATATGCATTACAGAGTGTGGTGGCTGATGGTCCTGCGTTCCTGATCCCTATCCTTGCCTTGGTCGCTGTCTTGTTGTCTGGGTTTAATGATTGCTTGCTCGCTATGCCTACCATCTGTATACCTCTCCTTTGATTGTGCATCGTTCTATCCTACAGCGATCTATATAGAAAGTACCGCATCCCGTGAGGGTGATGATGAGCACACTAATTATGATCGTCTTCATCATCATACGTGGAGGATAGGTTGTCCTTCGCCCATAGCATGAGGATGAGGACGATGAGTAATAGTATTAAGACGATGTACATGTGATTGGTCCTAGTCCGGTTGGGCACCTTGGGTGTGGGCACACATAACCAAGCATCTTATCAACTTGTAGCCCGCACTGTGTGCAAGTTGGGTTGTAGGGTGGGTAGGGCGATGGCATGGGGTACGGCATCGATGGTGGTGAC